TCAGTAATACTCTGCATATCTTGTACTAAACCATCAGAGTTTATTCTTGTAGCACTACTTGCTCTATCGAAGTCAAAGTCTGATGATACATCTACTACTGATACGTTGTCTAAATAAAATTGTGAAATAGAACCACCTGACGAACCAATTTCCAATCTGCTATTATCAGCAACTCCTACAAATTCAACATAATTCCATTCGTTTAAATTAAAACTTGACGTAGAAAAAGTTACAGAAGAACCACCAAGCCTTACTCTAAAAGTACCATTGTTATTTGGTTTAAACCTTAATGAAACTTTATATGTATTGCCAATAGTTAAAACGTCGTTTTGTACGATAGCAAAAGTGCTATCAGCAGTAGTTTCTACTAAACAAGTTTGGTCAGATTGCCAAGTCAATTCAGCTCCTGAATCAGTACCCCACCCTGCAACATCTGTATCAAACGTGCCATTAGTTACAAGTTCATCACCTGTATAAGTCTTTACAGAGTGTACCCTTGCATCAGAATATGCAGTAGGTGTAAGTAGTATAGATGCTTTGTCTAGCAACTCGTAGTTATCAATATCCTTAACTACTTGCTTACTATCAGCAATATTCTCGCTATAAGTAGCACGACCTTTTAAAGCAGTAAAAAGGTTATCAATGGCACTAGCCATCACACCCCTTACTGTTAGTGATAGTTTTTTAGCTAAACTAAACATATATTTTAGTTGTTATATCCTACTGCTAAACCACTTGTTAGTGTGATTGCAGTAACGTTCATAAATAAAGTTGTACCTGCTGGTATAGTTGTTTGTAGTGCAGTTTCTCCTGTGCATTTATCTGCTGCAATAGAACTGATTACGCTTTCTGTTACGAAATATACTGCATAATAGTCTTTAGAAGTCTGTGCAGCAGTTGTAAATACCTCTACTGTACCTTTTTTACCTAATTGCTCGTTTAATAAGTCTGTTGTGTTTTTTACTGACATAATTATATACTTATATATTGTGTGTTATTATTAGTTGTATTCTTATTGCTTGTTGGTGTGTATTCTGTGTATGATACCTCTGTTACACTATTGTCTTTAACAAATGCTTTACCTCGTTCTATGATGTTATCTTCTAAACCAGTATCATCGGTTAAGTCATCAGCATCAACTTGGTATATGGTGTATGTATAAAAGCCTTTAGCACCTAAATTAACGTTAGTACCCTCTTTTATACTTAATTCACTATATCTAGGTGTAACAAGTTCGTTAGGGTATAAGTAATAGGCTTCTTTAGTCATATCATTAACCAACTTAACAAAGATATAAGGATTAGTACCTATATTCTTTTTACTTGTTAAATTGAATTTAACTCTATTTGTTGTATCTTTAAATATAACTACCATATTATAAAATATAAATAATAGTGTTTTATTTAGGTTTAGTCAAAAAAAAAGTGGGAAAAACCCACCTTTTCTTTAAATATTATTGAATTATTACGATACTGTTACAGTAAATGATGCGTTATCAAAAGGAACAGTAGTATAATCTGCAACCATTAAAGCTGCACTATCTTCCATACCTACAAATGTTAAATCGTAACCGTTCATATCTCCAAACGCTACACCACTATTAGCAGTACCAGTTGTTAACTCCATACCGTTAGTTACACCTAAACATAGGATAACTCTTTTACCAGCAGCGTTAACTCCGTTTGTTTCAACAAATACTAACAATCTGTTCTGTGCTAAAAGTTTAATTTCATTTTGGTCTGCTACACTTAGTTTGTGTAGTTTTACGTTTACTGATGGCTCATAGAATACTGTACCATTCTCTGCACTTGCAGTAACTGTTTCAGTAAATGAAGCAGTACCTCTTACTACGTTGTACTTAAACAAGTCAGTAGTAATATCAAGGTCAGAAACAGAACCAGCACTATGAACAACAGTAGCATCTTCTAATTGGCAGAAGTAAACTGCTCTTACACCACCAATGATGTCTTTACAATCTAATGCTCTACCTGATGTTAATTCACAAGCCATATTTTTTTGGTTTTATTATTAGGGAGGGGTATTACCCCCTCCTTAATCAATTAATATTATTAGTCAATTCTAGTGATGTCTGCACCAATACCGTGCTGAACTCCACCTGTAAACTTAGCTACAACTCTAACAACATCACTTCCTGTAATATCGCTTAAATCAAGCATTTTAATTTCTGAATGGTCAGAGATTAAATCTGTACCAAAGAATAAGTTAGATTTTTGTGCTGCAACCATTTGATTGTCAGGCATACCTTGACAAACTGCAATTTTAACACCTTCGAACTCTGGAGAATACTGCCCCATATGATTGAAAGGAAATGCAGATAAAGCAGAGATAGCAGAAATATAGAAACGGTAAGATTTAGCGTTCATATAGATATACAAATCATCTTTAGTGTAAACTTGTGCAGGAACACCAGCAACTAACGCTTGTAGGTTAGTAATGATGTTATCAGCAGTAAATGCAGTACCTGCACCACCAGCGTTGTCAATTTCACCACCTAATGTATCGTTAGCAAAGTAACCAGTAGATGCAGTTAAAAAGCCTTCGAACTGTCCAGCAGAAAGTTCAGCACCACTCCAAATAGAAGTTTCTACTGCATCAGCAATAGTTCCACTTAGGTAAGACATAACAAAAGCAGTAAAATCACCACTCATATCTCTGTTGTGCGCACCAGCTCTCATTTGAGCAGCTTGCCAATCCTCTAGTAAGTCTTTCTTACATAAATCTACGTTAATTTGTAATTCTTTTGGGTTCAAAATACGTTCTGTGAGCGTAAGTGTACCTGCATCATTAAAATCACAAGTTGCGTCAGCTACTAATGAAGCACCAGCAACTTTAGTAATGTTTCTTTTAAATTTAACATTCTCTAATACGTTTAAGTATTCTAGAGATGTAGCGGATTTCAACGCAGCAGCAATATACTGACCTGCGTGTTCGCCCGAATAGTTTGAAGTAATATCAAATCCCATTTTCTTAATTATTTATTTAGGTTATACAAATATTTTTCTTGTGCAGATAGTTTCATATAGTCTGCACGACTTAATTCCATTTTTGGAGTGTTGGAAGTGAATTTGTGAGCCTTTACAGGTTCTGCACTTGGTTCACTACCTAAATCTTTAACTTGCTTAGATAACTCAATGTTTTCTGTTTGTAAGTCAACGATGTTTTCATCTTTAGCTAAATTCTCTCCTCTTAGTTCGTCTAATTCAGCTTTGATTGTGTTTAGTTCGCTAGTAACATTTTCTAGTAATTCTCTTACTACGTTACCAACTTCTTCAAGCATAGTATCTTCAGTAGTAGCTTCTTCTTCCATTTCCACTTCTTCTGTTTCTTCTTCTTGCTCTACTTCTTCTTCTTTGGCAGATACTTCTGTTACTACTCCGTTTTCATCAGTAGAGAACTCTGTACCATCTTCTAAAGAGTATGTACCTTCAGGCATTGGAGTTTGCTCACCATCTTCTGATAAGATGTTAAGTACTACGCCTTCTGATAATTCGTCTGCTTCTGACACTATGATAGTACCATCAGCTAATTTAGCTTCGTAAGCTAATTTTACTTCTTGTTCTTCGGTATCTATACCTAAAGCAACTTTTATACGTTCTTTTAAATCCATTTTGTAATTTTTTTTAAGTGTCGTTAATATAAAATATAATTTAGTTTGTTTTGTTTTATTTTCGGTCTATTTGGTCTAGCTTTCTTATTGCCCATTCTATACCACTTGTACCTCCCCAAGCATCATACATTATACCACCACAACCTTCGCTATATGGTATGTCTTTGTGCTGCTGATGTCTTTTAAATGATGCCATACGAGCAATAGTATCTCTACTAATAGGCTTTTTGTCTGCTAATTGTCTTGCTCTTGTCCAGCCTACCTTAGTTCCACAACTGCTACCGTTTTCTTCTTTGTACTTAATAGCTTTCTTAGCATTGTTACTAGCACTATCAGGATAATCAGTATAGCTTTCAAATTCTTCATTTATAATAGTATCTAAAGCATCTAAAATATCGTGGTCAGAACAAGGCATATATACTGTATTGCCCTCTAATTGGTGTTCGTGGTAACCATCACAACCTAATTCTTTAGCAACCTCAACTGCATCTTCTACATTGTCAAATACAGGAAAGCCATCTATCTCACCTACTTGTGCGTATTTCTTCTTTTTCTTCTTTTTCTTGTCAGTCTTAGCTAGTGTTTCCATCTTATCTACAAAGTAGCCTTCTATACTTAAACCTTTTAACTCACCACTCTTGATACGTTCCCATACCTCATCGTTGTTTACTCGCATAGATACAAACCAAGTACCTTTTGGTAATTCATAGCCGTATAGGTTACTCTTGTCATTTTTGCTATCCTCTACTATCCAACTCTCTACCGTATGTACTCCTGTAACCTTTTCTTCGTGTTGTAGAGTAGCATTATTAGTATTTTGGTGCTTCATATACGCTTCTGCTGCTTTACGAACTGTATCAGCAGTAAAATACACATAATAGTTTCTATCTTTGTTAGCATCGTATCTGTATATCTGCTTATAAGGTATAAGTGCAGGACTTACTAATAATCTTTCTTCTTCGTTGACCTTAGCAAGTGTTAAATTGTTCTCTACATCATTAAAATACACAAAGTCAGTTTCTATTGCAGGTGATGTAACTAAAGATATAGCATCTATTGCTAGTTCTTCGTTGTTCTCATCTACAATTAGTTCTACTATGTCATAGTTTTGGTGTGCGTTCTCACACTCTTGTAGGGTATCGTACTTACAATCACCATCACCCCATTTATATTTTCCGTTATCACATTCTTTACAAGGCATAATCTTTTTTTTATATTGTTGCTTTTCTTCTTATTTTACTTAATTTATCTTGTTGCTTAGTCATATCATCAGCTACTACAAAGGCTTTTACAACTCCCATAGTCGTACCACCTGCACCTTCGCCACTTGCAAATGACCTACCACCACCTGCTTCGTTAATTGCACTTAGAAGTGGTTTAAACATTCTAGTACTACGAGCATTTATTACACTTTCACCCTTAGATAGTCTAGCACTTACGCTATCACTACTACCTGTACCATATCCACCTACTAAACCACCTTGTGCAAATTGTGGTTCAGGTGTACTTAAAATGCTTGTTACATTTTTAAAACCTGCTGCTGCCGTAATACCTGCTAAAGCTATGTTAAAAGGTGGAGGTGCTGATGCTAAGGCAGCCGTAATACCTTGATAAGTGTTTATTGTTGATTGTACTACTGCTGCTGCTTTACCTGCTGCACTTTCTTCTCCAAATACACCTTTAATACCTTCTAATGTTTGTAAAGAAGCGTCTAACTTAGATTTTTGTACTTTTATAGCTAATTGTTCTTCTGCTTTAGCAGCTTCTAATCTTATTTTAGATTGTTCTTTTTCATATTCAGCTCTAGCTTTTTCAGCTTCAGTTCGTATTTTTTCTTGTTCCTTTCTTCTATTTTCTTTTTCATCTTCTTCTGCTTTTATTCTATCAGCTTCTTCTTTAGCATCTGCATTTTTTTGAGCTTGAAATTCCCTACGCAAAGTTTCTTCAGCAGTCATTAATCGCTTTCTAGTCATAAATGACGTAGTCTGCATATCAATAAGTTCTACCTCTAAAGATGCTAATTCATCTAAATCTTCTGCCATACTTTCGCTTTGCTCGATTTCAATTCTTTTAGCTTCTAATTTTTCTTTTTGTAGCTTAATAGCTTTTTCAGTAGTTTGAATTTCTAATTCATTAGCAGTCTTTAATGCTTCTAAACGCTTTTCATAACTTGCAGTTTCATCTTCTGCTAATAATCTAGCTTTAGCAATTTCTTGATTAGTTTTTGCCCTCTCTTTACTAAAATCACGTTCAGCATCTCTAACTCTTTGTAATGTTTGAGTTAGTTCAATCATTGCTTTAGTTTCTTTAACTATTTCAGCACCTAATCCTGTAACTGCTGCTTTTGCATCTTCTGCTGCACCTTTAAAATCACCTTTAAATACTTTTACAATAGCACTACCAAGAGAACTTATTCTATCTGTAATAACTGCAATAGTTGCACCTACTGCTTTGAAAGCAACTTGTAATTGTTCAGCACCTTTTTTAGTATTAGTAAAATAGGATATTAATGTTCCTATTACTACTACAAAAGCACCTATACCTGTTGATATTAAACCTGCTTTTATTGTGCCAAACATTGATTTAGCAATAGGTATAACTTTAGAAAAAGCTGATTTAACAGAATTAATACTTACACCCATTACACTAAAGTTACTAGCAGCTTCTTTAGCTTCTTTACCAGTTTCTTTAGTAGATTTCTTAACAGTTTCTAATTCCTTTTTTACATCAGAAACATCTGCAATCAGTTTTAATATTACTTCTTCTTGGTTTGCCATTTGCCTAATATTATCTCGTTAAAATCTGTTTTGTCTTTATATTTAGTTATCAATGGTAGTACATCTTTTAATGCACTAAACCCTACTTTAATAACATCACCCATTAGCTTAATCTCTGTTGCCTTATCCATATCTTACTTCTGTTATTTGTAGTACTACTGTCCAATATACTGTATGCCCACTTTCTCCCTCTACTTTTACTTGTATGTAATCAGGTGTACCATTTACTGCTGCAAATTCTATATCATAGTCTAAATTACTATCTCTAATAGATGTACCTTTAGCGTGTCCTACTTCTGATAAAGTTTTAGCAGCGTATTTATATGCAAAGTTACCATAGCTACACCATATCTGATTGCTAGCAGCGTTTAATGCACTAACTGTGTATTGTACCATAAATGAACTTTCATAATCTTCATTAATATATAACCTAGAACCACTATGACCACCTAAATATATTTCAGTAGGTGTTGCGTTAGTTGTAATACCATCAAGTTGTATAATACTAAACTTTGCTCTGTTTTTAATAACACTACTGCTATAACTTAATTCTCCAAAGTTTTCTGCATATGAGTTTAAGCCAATAGTAGTTGCATACATAGAGTTTCTGTCCATATAATGCCCTTTACCTATTGCTACGGAGTTACTTGCTCTAAGGGTGTTAGAATTGCCTAAAACACTATTGCTTATACCATTAACAACATTATTATTACCATTGATAAAGTTATCTGCCTTACTAACCTCTTGTTTAGCTGATGGTATTCTACATATATTATTTGCAAACTTATATCCGTATGCTTTGCAATCTTGTTCTGTACCATCAATAGCTTCTCCTTTGCTACCCACAAACTTAATCTTACCTGTACTATCTATGCTATGTATCTTTCTCATATTCTAAGCAGTTCTACTTTTGCTAAACTATTTTTATCTGTGTTGTATTCAATCTTGTTAACCCTATATAGTTGGTCTTTAATTCTAATCTTATTGGCAAAACTAAAGTTTAGTATATCTGTTTTCTTTAGATAAAACTCTGCTTTTAATATTAGACCGTTTGTAGTGTTGTACTTTTCGTTTATGTAATTAAACCAATATTCGTTGTATAAAGTGTTAGTTGGCTGCGTGTTTAAAATACCGTTTAAGTGTGATGTTTCTATAAGTCCAAAAAGTAAGCTATTGGTGTTTAAAGTTGTAGCAGATAAATCATCATCATACATTGTAGCGTTAGCGTAATTTGTCTGCCATTCATTCATCTGTATTGTATCAAAAAAACCATTAGGGTCGTTTAAATCTACACCTGTATATATTGTGTTTCTTTTAAATACTAATCTAGGCTTATTATCGTAAGCTGACAAAGTACCATCATCATATTCACAAATGTTTTGTGTGTAAATATTTGCACCTAAAATCCTAGTTATGTATGGTGCAGAGAATACTTCTGTTTCTATGCTTTTAATCTCATCGTTATCTACATCAAATTCTACTATTTGTGAACCATACTCTATAACATTTCTCTTATTATAGTTGCCTTTATAGTAATCTTCATCTTCTAAAGCGTGTTTAAACTCTATACGTTTAGGTATTTCGATAGGTTCTATAACAAATTCATTAGTATTAATCTTGCTTGTCCAATCTAATGTAGGTGCATTACTTGTAAATGTGTCGTAAGGCTCTATCTTTAAAGTATTATTGCCTGTGCTTTCAAATGTTAAGTTGAATATTTTAGTTAAATCTTTAAGAACATCTGATAGTTTTATATCGCCTAGCCTTGATGTAATAGCTTCATCTGTTAAGTTGTAAGGCAATACAGTTAGTATAAGTTTATCTGTATTAGATGCAACAAAATAAATATCATCACCAAGTACATTTGACGGTGCGACTAAACTAATCTTAGCAGTTGCACCACTAGGTACTATGGCTTGTCCACTTAAACTTATAGATGTAGTAGCATTAGGACTTGCATAAACAGTATCTAAGTTATAATATATTGGTACACCGTTGCTAGTTGTATTTACTGTTAAATCAACCTGACCACCAAATTGAGAATCGTTTTTTATATTTACATAGGCATATACTTGTAATATACAATCAAAAGGTGCAGTAAATATACTTGTTGTTTCATTAAAGTAATCATTATCATCACCTGTTTCAGTATCAAAACTTAAAGTAACATTGTCATATACTTGATTCCAGCCTAGTGCTAGTTGTGGTGTGGCATTATTTATATCTGATGCTTCTATCACATCAGTTATATTGTTATCACCTATATCTGTGTTTATTGTCGTATCAAAGTATATCTCATTAAAAAGACTACCAGTAAAGAAGTTACTATTATAGTTAAATCCTGCGTAACCAAATATCTTGTCAACTAAATACTTTAGCTTGATATTTAAAATATAACTCTCGTATGGATTTATATTTATTTGACCTTGTAAGTCAGCCATAAGACCACCATTATTAACTAATGGATAAAAAGGTACTGTACTCTGTGTTGCGTCAGATAATGTTACACCAGTATTATCCCAACTGTTATACACATTGGCTTCTGTTATGTTATGCTCAATATCAGATAAATCTAAATCTCTTATTGTTGCATCGCCTAATGTTTCTATAATGTTAGCTACATCATTAAACAGAACAACGTTGTAAGTTATCTCTGTGCTTTTCTCTACTACATTTAATAGCCTTAAAAAGCCTTCAAGTATTAATACCTCATCGTCATACAAATACGCTTTGACGTTCTTATATGCGTTGTAGTTTTGTGCATACACATCTAAGTTATAGTAATGCTCAAAGAATTTGTTATTAGTCTTAGTAGCAGGTAAGTTAAAATCTTTAGAATAACTTGCGTTCTTGCTTTCTATATCCCTAACATCATCTACTTGTAATGTCAATGCAATATTCTCGTTACCAAAAGTATCTAACTCTTGTAACTCATTAGTTACTTGATTTTGTACTACCAGTCTTATCATAGTCTTTGTACTCTCTTATTGTGTCCTTTTTCTATTGTTATGATATATTGCTTTAACATATCATTTGCAGAAGTTTGTTTAACATACTCTGTTTCATTTATAACAACTGGCTCAAATATATCGCCTGTTTGCATATATACATCAGGACTTAAAAACAACTCCTCTAATATAGCAGCTTCTTCTTCATTTACAAAATCAGTATTAGCTTCTATTGTTTCTGTTGCATTTACATTAAATACTTTAGTACCACCATCGTAAGTACCTTGATTGTAATATGTAGCACCTAGTATATCGCCAATAGAAGTTGTAGAGTAAGCTGGTGTTTCTCCGTAGTTTTGTTTCATCACACTCTTGTTAATCTGTGTGCTTCTTGTAGATTTCTTAGTAAAGTTGTAGTAATCCCAAGCACCTAAACTATTTAGAAATGCTAAACGTATAGTTTCATAACCCTTACAGTCTGCACCTACTATATTAAATCTATATCCTTGACTAACTGCACCGCCTGCATATACTGCGGTAACAACATAGTAAGATACATTGCTCATATCAACACCTGAATTTACTAAGTTTTGTGTACCACAACCAAAGTATAGTAAGCCTTTATCGTTATCGCCTATAAGTGGATTTATAAAATCAGCACCACCGTTTGTAACTACGTTAAGTACTAATTCTGTATTTATAATAACATCATCAGCATCATAAGTTCTTACCTGTATACCAGTAATTCTACTATCTTCATAGAATTCTCCATTTAAAAATCCTACGGTATGATATTGTCCTAGTTGTATATTTTGCTCTGCACTAAATACACTAAGAAACTTTTTCATATTAGAGTTTAACAAGTAATCACTAAAATCTTGTGAACTATAACCGTCTTTGTGTTGTGCTACTGCATTTAAAAATAATAAATTTAAAAAGACTATTGAAAATTCTTGTATGATTTCACTATTAGGAGTTAAGCTATATTCATAACCACCTAGCATAGCTACTTGATTTAAGTTTCTTCTGTTTCTGCAATACTCGTCTATTGTATGTACTGAATGATTACTATTTAACATTTGATTTCCTTGATGCCTACTATACACACCATTCAAATCATAACCCCTCTTATCTGTTTGTGTGTAGTCTTGCAATACAGATGATATTCTAAATAAGGCTTTATTGTTACTGTCTAATGGTGCTTTCAATATAATTATTGCATTATCGATATATACTTTTACAACATACTTAACATTATATGAATTTAATGCTACTGCTGGTATGTCTTCTGCTTCTATTACTATATCTGAATAAGCAGGTGCTAAATATTTTACGTTACCTTGACTTGTGTTAGTTAATTTTACTGCCATTTTACATTTCTTTACTTACAAATTTTAAAAACTGTTGTGTGTCGTTTGCGTATGCCTTTATAAACTCCTTTGGTAAATCTTTATATGCTACGTTGAAAGCATCTGTAAAGAAGTTAGTAGGCTTTACTCCATATAGCTTAATACTCCTAGCCATAGCATACACTAAACTCTTACGCTTAATAAATCTACCCTTCTCATCTCTTGCACCTTGTATGCCTTTCCTAACTACCCATTTATCTATAACACCTGATGGTGGCTGCTTGTTTGTGTACTTGTAAGGAGAGTTAGGTGCTTTAGCACTTGACTTACTACCTTTAACCCCTTTATCTACGAACTTAGCATAACCCTCTGCTACAAAAGACATATCTATCGCTCCACTTGGATAGACCTTAATAAAGTACCCTAGACTACTACCTAAATCACCACTAGCATTTTTGCCTTTAGCGTTTAAGATACCTCTAGCAGTCTGTACGACCTTTCTACCAAAGGTGTC